TGGCAAGAACTGGTTGGGCCAACAGGACTCACCCACTGATGAGGAATCAACGGCACCATTACCTTGGGAAGACAAATAGTCACCAAATAACTACACTATATGCAATTATCAAAACCGCAACGCAAGGTAGCGGACGACCAGGCACGATTCAGAGTTTTGGTCACTGGCAGGAGATTTGGTAAGACCACCCTGGCCATCAGGGAACTGTGCTACCACGCCAGGATACCGGGCAAGGTGTGTTGGTATGTGGCACCATCTTACAGGCAGGCCAAACAGATAGCCTGGGTCAAACTCAAAGAGATACTGAAGGACCTGCGTTGGATCAAGAAGGTCAACGAGGCTGAACTCACAATAGAATTAAAGAACAAATCAAGGATATGCCTCAGGGGTGCTGACAACAAGGACTCATTGAGGGGTGTGGGTATAGACTTCATAGTGCTGGACGAGAGTGCGGACATCGAGGAGACCGCATGGACAGAGGTGCTGAGGCCCACACTGTCAGACACCAAGGGACTGGCCATGTTCGCTGGCACACCCAAGGGCATGAACTGGTTCCACGATCTATATCAGAGGGGACAGGATCCCAGCGAACAGGACTGGAGCAGTTATCTGTTCACCACCATAGATGGCGGTTTCGTTGATGCTGGCGAGATCGAACAGGCCAAGCGGGATCTAGACGCCAAGACATTCAGGCAGGAATACCAGGCCACCTGGGAGACATACTCGGGCATAATCTACTACGGTTTCTCAATGACGGAGAACGTGCGACACTTCGACGTGCCACTGGACACCAACATCATACACATTTCTTGCGATTTCAACCTCGACCCAATGGCCGCGGTGGTCAGCTACATCGAGAATGGAATCATCTACATCTTTGACGAGATACAGATATGGAGTTCAAACACTGATGAGCTCTGCCAGGAGATACACAGGCGATATCCGGGCAAGAAGATATTCTGCTATCCGGATCCAGCATCCAGGCAGAGGAAGACATCAGCGGGTGGTAAGACCGATCTGAGCATCCTGATGAATTCAGGATTCATATGCAAGGTGCCACCACGACACATGGCGGTCAGGGACAGGATCAATTCCGTCAACGCCAAGTTGTGTTCAGCCTCAGGCGAGCGACAGGTGTTCATACACCCCAAGTGTAAGAATCTGTTAAATAGTATCAGCAAACACACATACAAAGAGGGGACCGTGTTGCCAGACAAGACGCAGGGATTTGACCATATGAACGATGCACTAGGATACCTAATATCATTCTTATACCCAATCAAGACCGCATACGAGCAACAGGCACCAGAGAGATTTGGAATCAAGATAGGAGCAATCAGATAATGGCACAGGACATCTACGGCCTAACAGGCACATCATTCACGGACTCATCAGGCAAGACCATATCACTGCCAGTGCACCAGGACTACGACATGTATATCAACCACTGGAAGTTCCTCAAGCGATCATACCTGGGTGGTGCTGAATACAAGAGGGGCATGTATCTCAAGAGATACCAATACGAGAACGAGGGCGAATACCTGACCAGATTATCACACGCGGCGGAGGACAATCACTGCCGTTCGATCATACACACATACAATTCATTCCTATACAGGCAGGCACCCAAGAGGGACTTCGGCAACCTAGACGACTCACCAGAGCTGGAGCAGTTCATGAAGGACTGTGACATGGATGGCAGGAGCTGGGATTCATTCATGCGTGAGGTCAACATACAGAGTTCAATATACGGACACGTCTGCATCCTAGTGGATCGTCCGGAGACCGTGGTGGGCACCAGGGCAGACGAACTGGCACAGGGCATAAGGCCCTACACCACTATCTACACTCCTGAGAACATCCTGAACTGGAGGTTCGTGAGACAGCCCAATGGACACTACGAACTGATGGAACTGATGTTGCTGGAACAGGACGAGAGACCTTACCAGAGGACCGGGGAGTTCTACATCCGTAAGTGGACGCCAGACGCCATAGAACTTTATTCATACAACGGCAATGATGCCAAGGATCCAATGAAGATCGTTGAGTCTAGACCAAACCTACTGGGCAAGGTGCCAGCGGTTTGGGCCTACGCCAACAGGGGTCCAATCAAGGGCATCGGTGTTTCAGACATAGATTCAATAGCACAGGCACAGAGATTCCTGGGCAACTGTTATTCAGAGGCGGAGCAACTTATTTCACTGACCAATCATCCAAGTCTTGTCAAAACAAGATCAGTGTCAGCACAGGCGGGAGCAGGTGCGGTGATAGACATGCCAGAAGAATTAGATCCTGCACTGAAACCATACCTACTGCAACCCAACGGTGGTAATCTTGAAGCCATACTTAAAACTATGGACGAGACTGTGAAGTCAATTGACAGGATGGCGCACATGGGTTCAATCAGGGCCATCGAGACCAGACAGATGTCAGGTGTGGCCATGCAGTCAGAGTTCCTGATGCTTGACGCCAAACTGTGTGAGAAGGCAAAGAATTTAGAATTAGCAGAAGAACAGATATTCAGACTATTTGGTCTATGGCAAGGTGAGGCCTGGAATGGAGAAATCAAATACCCTATGGCTTTCCACATCAGGGACAAGAACCTGGACATGGACATAATCAACAAGGCCGCGAGTGCCCAAAGGGACTCAGCACAGGCCACTCCAAATGTTAAGAACATTATAGATCAGAAGACGATCGAGATACTAGCGAAGGATGAGGACGAACTGCAAGAGATGGAGAACCAACTGGCGGACGATGGCACACAGCATCCACCGATGACCGACCCAGTGGCCATGATCACCCACATGAGGGAGATGTTCCAACAGGGCTACACCAATGAAGAGATATTGGAACTGCATCCGGAGATAGCACAATTCTTTGGAGGCACCAATGGCTCAATACCAGGGCAGGACGATAACACTCAATAAACCATTCAGGACACCGGGCAAGAGCAAGAAGTTCGCGGTGTATGTAAGGAACCAACGAACCGGCGACGTCAACATAGTCAGGTTCGGTGATCCCAACATGCGTATTAGATCCAACATACCGGCCAGGCGGAGAAGTTTCATGGCCAGGATGGGTGCTATCCTACAGAAGGTGCGTGGACAGAAATCACTGAGCCCAGCATACTGGTCAATCAGGGCATGGAGATAAAATCCTCTACAGGCCAATTCACAATTAAGTAATCGTGTATGTTTCCTTATATAGGTGGTAAGAGTCATCACGTGCGATGGATAGACGGCATCCTGCCTCGAGGTTTCACTAGATACGTGGAGGTGTTTGGTGGTGCTGGTTGGATGATGTTGAAATCTAACCGAGTGGCCCACAGTGGGCAACGTATCTACAATGACCTCAATCCCCTACTGGCAAACTTCTATCATTGTGCGGTCACGGACACAAAGAGGCTATTGCGATTGTTGGAGTCCACACTAGGCAGTGATACAGATAGATTCCGCGAATACCAGAAGGAACTGTTCACGGACCAACCAGTGATCAATCCACCCGACTTTGACCTGGCACTCAAATTCATATACTTACAGACGCAGGTGTTCGCGGGCACACCTCTCTCGTCAAAGTGTGTTCCATACTTTGTTGACGTCAAGACCCGTGGTCGCTATCCATCCAAGTATGACACCATCATAAAGAAACTTCGCGATCGCAAGGTCATCGACAGGCTCTCCAACATAACTGAAGTCACCCAGCAGGACTGTATTGACGTGATAGACAGATGGGACTCAGAGGACACCCTGTTCTATGTGGATCCACCATACCACGACAAGGAGTTCTACTACTCACAGGCTTTCCCCAAACACAAACACGAGCAGTTGGCGGATAGGCTCAAAAACATCCAGGGCAGATTCGCACTCAGTTATTATGACTTTGATGACTTACACCAGTTCTACCCCAAGGATAGATTCCATTGGCACCAACGCGAAGTCTACAGGGCCGCGGCAACCAGGACCAGTCATCGAGATAATTACAGAGAGAGATCTAGGGCAGTCGAGATCCTGATAACAAATTATGGAGGCCGACCATGGCAGGTATAAAGACACGCAAGGGACAGCAGACCGCACACGCCAAGTTCTACGCACGGGGACAGGAGTGGAAGCCCTGTCGGGTGGTCCAGAAGAAGAGATCAGGCAACGGCACTAGGACATTTATGGCCGCACAATCGGTCCAGACCGGAGAGATATACAAGAACAGCCACGGGTTGACGGCGCCATGGCATTCAATCCCGTTCACGGCAACCAATGATTAGGAAATTATACAGACTACCAGAGGAGACAGCCAGGCACAGACAAATGAAGCAGTTGTGCCTTGACTACTTCACCCACTATGACAAACTGATGAAGCACCCCAGCAAGACCAACGCCGCCAGGGCCAGGAAGGCCTGTGTGCTGTTGAAACGAGTGGCACACGCCAGGGGGGTTGAACTGTTGGACCTATACGCTCCGTCAAGGAACGAGGGCAGACCCGAGAAGTTCCCAACCAAGCACAGGATAAAGGAGGATCACGATGGACAAGAAAAAGAAGAAGAACAAAGGATCTAAGTCTGGCAGAAGAAAACCCAGTGGCAGACGTAGGTAAGGACATTGAGAAGTGGATCAGACAGGTTGTTGCTAAAACTCATAAGGCGAGTGGAGCGGCAATCTGTCCGTTTGCGAAAAGAACACTCGAGGATCGCAAGATACAGATCACGCCTGCGAAGACAGATGTGCTGGATCAGATTGATCAGTGTTGCGGTCTTTTTGTTAGCCTTGGCCTGGACATTGTCATCCTATATTTCACTGACGAGATAACTGAAGGCCAGTTGTCCCGCATCTGTAGGCGGGCACACAAGAACAATCCCGATTACGCCATAATGTATGACCACCCAGACAACGATGGACTACATAAGGGTGTGTCATTCAGTTATGGCCGACGGCCATTGCTGATGATACAGGATATGGCGAAACTGAAACAAGCACAACACAAACTCAAACAGTCTGGATACTATGAAAAATGGTCTATAGACTCATTTGATCAGTTTTACTAATAAATATCAACACATTGTGGTATATCCTGCCACGCACAACAAAAGGAGGACTACGATGAGTCAAGAACAAACATCGCCAGACGTTCAGACAGCCACTGGGGCCAATGAAACAGTCTCTAACACGATCCAGGACACAGCGGACAATCAACCCGCGAAAGTCTACACCCAGGCAGAACTTGATGCCGTGGCGGCTGAAGTAAGAAGAAAATCAGAAGCCAAACTAGCAAGGAAGTTCGAAGGCGTGGACGTTGAGAAATACCAGACTCTTGTGCAGAAGGAGGAGGAATTGAAGATCTCCCAAGCAAAAGAGAAGTCAGAGTTTGAGAAACTGTTGAAGGAGAACGCAGAGAAGTTCAATTCAAAGATTTCAACACTGACATCTGAACTGACAAAGATCAAGGTGGATGGTGCATTGATAAATGCCGCATCAACCAAGAAAGCGGTGAACCCAGAACAGGTCGCGAGACTGGTTAGGGAGAACATCAAGATGTCAGACACAGGTGAGGTTGAGGTCATTGATCCCAAGACGGGTCAGACTAGATACACTGACAATGGTGATCCCTTGACGGTAGATGGGTTGGTAGGAGAATTTCTTCAATCAAATCCACACTTCGTTTCAGCGGGACAACCGGGAGGTGGTTCTAAATCAAACACTGGCACTCAAGGTGTTTCCCAAGTTGATGTTAATAAACTGGACATGACAAATCCAGAACACAGGAAGGTCTACGCCGAGTATCGCAAGAAACAAGGCTTCTAGGTCTTCTAAATTAACAACTAAAAGGAGATTAGCAAAATGGCTAATGAATCAACTACTACAAGTTTGAATGATCTGATAGCACCCATCGTGCAAGAAGCGATGTTCGTTGCGTCAGAGACTTCAATCATGCCTGGTCTTGTGAAACAATTCACAGTTCCAGCAAACGCAGGTAAGGTATTACAAGTGCCTCTATACCCTGTGCAAACAATCGCCACAGACGCTGGTGAGAACTCAGACCTATCAAACACTGAGATCTCAACTGGTGTTGCGAACATCACATTGACTGAAGCAGGTATCATGACTACACTGACTGACATGGCTAGAAACCATTCAGTATCAAATGTTGTTGCTGACCTAGGTAAGTTATTTGGTGAAGCGATCGCGAAAAGACACGACAGAGCTCTAACTGGCCTGTTCTCATCTTTCACATCACAAATCGGTGCGGATGGTGACGAGCTAGAAGTTAAAGACCTGTTCGAAGCATACGCAACATTGAAAGCGAATGCGGTTCCAGGACCATACTTCGGCGTGTTCAATCCAAAAGCCATCTACAACATCAAGAAAACATTGACTAACACTTTCGTTAATCCAAATGCTTCTACTGTTGTTAACCAAGCGATGAGCGAAGGTTATGTTGGCAGAATAGCCGGCATTGACATCTTTGAAAGCTCAAACGTTGTTGAAGATTCAGCGACAGGCGTGACCAACGGTATCTTCTCAAGAGATGCATTAGGTCTTGCAGTTGCTCAAAACATCAACATCGAGACTCAAAGAGATGCTTCACTAAGAGCTGAAGAAG